CGTCAGTTTGAGTTTGTTTAACTTCAGCTTCCTGAACATCATTTTTCGGTTGATTAACCTGTGTGTCGTCTGACATTTTTTCTCCTATTTATTTATATTATAAGTTCGCCTTTACTATCATACCAATCAGGATTTACATAACTAAACTGATGTCTGCAATTATACCCACCTCTCACTACAAGTGGGTTTCCTGATTTCTTACCTGACCAAGACCTACTTTGCCATAAGTCTTTAATCTCGTTGATGGTAAAAAGTCCACCTTTTCTCTTGTTATATACACCATTTACTAAATTTCTGCAAAGTTCTCTAGTTGTTGGTATTACATCTCCATAGTATTTAACAAAAGTTAGCCCAGCATCCCTTGATTTATTAAAGTTTAAAGTTGCATCAAAATCTCTTAATGAATCGTTTAATATCTGACTAGCATATCTTTTCATGTTTTCTCCAGCCCTGTCTCTTGCAAATTTTGTCTGTAATGTTTGAATTGACCTATCTACTTGTTCCTTTTTAGACTTATTGTATTTATTCCTATTTATGTAATCTATAAGCTTTTGTGCTTCTGTATCATCTGAACTTGCATAAATACCATTGATTGTTTGTCTTAGTTCTTTTTCTAATTCTGTAAATTCATTTCCTACTAATACATTTTGATATGTGACTTCTGACAGTTTTCTAGTGAATGTATTTGACACATCTTTAAACTGTGTAAAATATTGTTGTTTTAAATTTTTTACTAAAGCTAAATCTCCTTTTGTGAGTTCTACAAATTCTTTTGGAATACGACCACGAGGTAGTCTTGATTCTAATGTCTTAAATGCTTTCTCAACTCTTTTAGCTTGTTTTGTAAAACCCTCTCTAACAACTGTATCTGACCAAGCTAGATACTCTTTGTCAAGTATTGCTTTTATCTTTGGTCTTATTGCTATTGCACTTTGAAGTTCTATAAGTCTGCCATCAGTAGTTCTTCGTAAATCTTTATTTGCAAGTGATACTATTTCTCTTTCTATTTTATCTAAGGCTTTTACTAATGACCTGTAATAATTAGCTTCAGCTATCTCAATTTGTTTAATTCTGTATTCTGTTGATTTTTGTACTATATCAGCCATTTGTTCTATATCTGTTCTATATATCTGTCCAAAAGTTTCTGTACGATTAGACAGGTATTGTTTCTCAAATATAGTACATTTTTCTTATGAAAACAACTAAAGGAGTAAATATGAAAATAACAAAAGAAGAAATGGAAAAGTGCGTAGAAATATTTGATAAACACTTTCCAGCAGAAAAAAATAAACCATTTAAAGAAAAAGAATCAGTTGTCCAATGGTTTATTGATTTGAATGAGTTTGCAAATAAAAAAAATGTTAAATTAGGTGTAGAACATTTTAGAGATTTGCAAAAGGTAATCAAAGAACAAGATGAAATAGCAAATTCAAAATTGTTCAGAAAGATTAAACCTTACAATACAAAAGGAGAGAAATAATGAAAACATATAGAGTAGAAATAGAAGCATTAGCTTATGTTGATGTTAAAGCAAACTCTGAAAAAGAAGCTAAAGAAATGACACCAAAATACTTTTCAGAAAATAGAAAAGATGCTGATGGTATGGTTTTTTATGAGGAGTGTGATTGGAAAAAAGCTACTGTTATTGAACAGTAATAAATAATAAATTTATTAAAAGGCGATCTATATGGTCGCCTTTTTTATATCTGCTCTTGCTCTACTTCTTGATCTTCTTGTTCAGTTTCGTCTTGTGTAAATTGACCAACTTCAGAAGCTGAGTCTATTTCATCAAATATTTCATTTAGTTTTTCGTTGTCATCTACTACTGCTCTTGCAATTTCTTTATCTACTTCTTTCATAAATGTAGGAGACCCAATACTTAATGATTTAGCTTGTTGATAGTAAATTAAATCAGTAGCATAATCTCTTATATTAAATGAATCAGGATAGTTTATTTCTCCATCAAATGTAGCATTTTGAAATAGTGCATATAATCTAAATATCTGTTCTTCTGCTATTTGTAGATTGTCTGCTTTTTCTGATAATCTTGCATTAAGTAATTCAAATTCTGTTTGTAAAGCTATTCCTGAAGATACTGCTTGTTTAGTTGTTCTTACTGCTCTTGTCCTGATGGTTGAAGTAGATATGGTTTTAAATTAGGCTCTAGTTCTTCAGGCATTTCTATTACAGCACCAGCACCAGCACTAGCATTTACCGATGGAGTCTTAACAAGACTTGGATGATTTGTTAATCTAATAAGCTGTTCTACTTCTGATAACTCATTGTAGATAGCTTTCTGTAAATCAGCTATGTCTGTTAAGTCTGATTGACCAATCCCCTTTTTGTGCGATTTGGAATTGTATAAGATAACTGCTGGTATCTTGCCAATCAGATTATCGGCAGTATCTATTACTGTCGGCTCGTCTCTGTCTGATTTAGCATAAACAGTTTCAATCCGATCAAGATACCATAATCTAAAGTAAGTGCCACCATCCTTATCTACTTCCTCTCTTACTTTCAGATAATCTAATGTGTATTTTCCATTTATTTCTCTTTTGAAATTCCAATCTAAAACATTCTCAGGTGTTAATATTGATATGTATGGTCTGATCTCTTGTTCTAATTCTTCTGCTCTTGTATTTGTTGTGACTTTAGGTTTATCTAAAACCATAAAACAATGTCCATAAATAGAAGCATAATTTTGAGCCTGTTTCATTACAGAGTCAAAATGGTTTCCATCTAAGTCAGAGTCTTTTAAAAACGATTCTAAACTAGGCTCATCAGCCATAGCACCAAAATCTCTTGAAGCTTTTACTCTAAATAAAAATGATGAATAAATTTGTATAATGTTTTTACAATGGTTATCACATGGAGTATTACCAAGTCTTTGGTTGTACTCGTTGTCTAATTCTAAATTATATCTGTTTAGGTATTGACCCAATGTATAATCATAACCACCATTAAATGATCTTATGTAATATTCCCATTGATTAACATTTTCTTTGTAGTCTTTGTGGGTCTCAAATGCTTCGTCTCGTGAATATGCCATAATCTATTTCATTGTCCATCTTGTTGTTTTATATAATCTATCATGTAGCCTAAAGCATCGTTCATGTGGTCAAATCCATCCTCTTTGTTAGGAATATTTGTATCTTCCTTGTATGTTTGTCTTTGTAATCCTTTTATCAATGTTTTGCAAGATTTGGAAACAAAAATATGACGATTTCCATTAGTATCTTTGAGTTTAGAATTTACAGCATTGATTCTATCTCTTACTGCTGGATGTCTATTTTTTACTTTAACATGAAAGCCACCATTCTGTAATATTGATAAATCAGTTCTCCCACCAGCACTTGTTTTTCTTTGTCTTGAAGCTGGGTCAGGATAAATAGTTATGTGCATCTTAGTTCCATACCTATCTCTTATTTCCTGTACCATTTCATCAGTATTACTTGAATAAATGACAATCTCATCAACTATGTATATCTTATCTTTTTCTATTTGTGCTACACAACATGACATTGGATTGACATTGAAGTCCATGCCAATATGTAAAGGCTTTGCATAATCTATATGTTTCTCAATAACAGAATCAACAGGATGAAAGTTATAATAGATAGCACCAGCATAATTTTCAAATGTACCCTCAAACTCTTGTCTAAATGTTCTTTGGTCTAAGTCTTGTCTAGCTTGATTAAGTTCTTTCTCAGATACCATACCACCTTGTAAAGTAGTAAATTGAAAACTATCCCACTCAGGGTCTTGCTTACCTTTTAGATACATTTCATAACTCCAATTACCATATCCTTTTGGAGTACCACACATCATAACATGACCAAGTGTATCTGAAACACTTGCTCTTAAAACTTCAAACCATGCTCTTTTATCTATATCTGCAAACTCATCTAATATAAGAAAGTTTAAACCTGTACCTCTAAGTGTGTCAGGTAAATCAGCAGACTTTAGTGATATTGTACTATTAGTTTTTCTTATAGTTATTGTAAGTGTAGTTTCGTTAATATCTTCTATCCAATTAAACTGATTAAGAACTTCTTTTAATTGACTCCAACAAATGTCTTTTGCCATCTTTAATGTTGGTGCTACATACCATATTTTTTGATTAGGCTTTGATGCGTATTTCATCATCTCAGTTATAGCAAGATATGTTTTACCAAATCTTCTACCTGATATTAATACTCTGAATCTTTTATTGGATGACGATATAAGATGTTGTGGTTTTGTTAGAGTTATCTTCATTACAGCCAAACTTTATATAGATATTGTATTTATTAACATCATCTTTACCTAATTCA